ATGCGTCACCTTTTACAGGTGGCACAGGTGGCACAGGAACTACCGGAGGCAATACTGGTGGTAATGGCGTAACAGGTGCAACAGGTTTTGGCGGCGGCGGCGGTGCAAGCGCCACTGGCGCTACTGCTACAGCGGGCGTTGGCGGAAATGGTGGGGCCGGGTCTACTTCTACAATAAATAGTATCGTTTATGCGGCAGGCGGAGGCGGAGGAGGCCAATCAACAGCAGGGACAGGCGGGTCTAGCATTGGCGGCAATGGCTCACTTAATGGCGGCGCATCGGGGAACGGAACGGCTAATCGTGGTGCAGGTGGTGGTGGTGGCTACAACACTACTGGCGGATCCGGCGGATCCGGCGTTATTATTATTAAGGCACCAAGCATCTATACTGCAACTTTTTCTGGCGGCGTCACGCAAACATCTTCAACATCGAGCGGCAATACAACATATACAATAACTGCGGCGGGCGTTTCAGATACAGTTACATTTAGTTAGGATTATAATATGGCTCACTATGCCTATCTCGATAAAAATAATATTGTAATAAATGTTATTGTAGGTAAAGATGAAAATGACGCCTCTAATAATTGGGAAGTATATTATGGGGCTAAACGCACGTCATATAACACACGCGGCGGCGTCTATTATATTCCTAACACAAATATGCCAGATCCCGATCAGACAAAATCATTCAGAAAGAATTACGCTGGGATCGGCTATTCGTATGATAAAAATTTAGACGCATTTATTCCGCCAAAACCTTATTTATCTTGGCTGCTTGACACACAAACTTGTCTATGGCAAGCGCCAGTTCCATATCCTGATGATGGTAAATTCTACGTTTGGAATGAGCAGACTCAATTTTGGGAACTTGTAAGTGAAAATTGAATTAACGCCGCAAGAATGGGCATATATATTAAACGTATTGGGGCAACGTCCTTTTGTCGAAGTAACTGAACTTATAGCTAAAATTCAAAAGCAAGCTGTTGACGATCAGCCATCAGCGGAGTAATAATACCCGTTACCGACTAGCCGGATAGCTAGGTTAGAAAGGAAGTTGCCTTGAGCGACGAAGAACAGGCTGTAGCGGAGATCAGCCCCGCGCCGGAACAGGAAGCTACGGCAGCACCTGAATCTGTTGAGACGACGCCGGAGGAACAACAGTCTACAAAATCGTTCTCTCAAGAAGAGTTGGACGCTATTGTAGGCAAACGCCTCGCAAGAGAACAGCGCAAATGGGAAAGAGATCAAGCCCAACGGCTTGCGGAGCAACAGGCTAGACAGCCCGTCGCACCTCCACCCGCGCCAGATGATTTTGAGAACGCTCAAGCCTATGCGGAAGCATTAGCGGAGCAAAAAGCTCAAGAACTTCTGGCACGACGAGAGGCCGCAAGACAACAGGCAGCTCTGCTTGACTCATATAAGGATCGTGAAGAGGAAGCGCGGGACAGATACGATGACTTTGAACAAGTCGCGTATAACCCGAACCTCCCCGTAACGGACTATATGGCTCAAGCCATCCAGGCTTCAGACATTGGCCCCGAAGTGATCTATCACCTCGGATCCAATCCGAAAGAGGCCCAGCGGATCGCTAATTTGCCGCCAATTTTGCAGGCAAAGGAGATCGGTAGGATCGAGGCCAAACTGGTCGCGGAACCGCCGACAAAACGCACTTCAACTGCGCCAGCTCCTCTTGCTCCTGTTACGGCTACTCGGTCAAGCTCCGGCCCTAGATATGATACGACTGATCCTAGATCGTTAAAGTCGATGTCAACGTCAGAATGGATTGAAGCCGAACGGTTGCGACAGATCAAGAAGTGGGAAGCGCAAAACCGTAGGTAATTAAATCATGTCTAACTCGATTTTAACAATCGACATGATTACTCGCAAGGCTCTTGAGATCCTTGAGAATAGTCTTGTCCTCACGCGCACCGTAAACCGTCAGTATGACGACTCTTTCGCTGTAGAAGGCGCTAAGATCGGCTCGACCCTCCGCATTCGTCTTCCTGACCGCGCTTTGGTCACGGACGGCGCTGCCCTTCAGGTTCAGGACGACAACGAGCAATACACCACGCTCACTGTCTCCAGCCAGAAGCACATCGGCGTTAACTTCACGACCGCCGAACTAACGATGCAGTTGGACGACTTCGCTGAACGTGTTCTGAAGCCTCGTATTTCGCAGCTCGCGTCTTCTATCGACGCCGACGTTGCAAACAGCTTCAAATACATCGGCAACTCGGTCGGCACCCCAGGCACCACGCCTGCTACGTCGCTCGTCCTGTTGCAGGCCCAGCAAAAGCTTAACGAGAACGCTGCGGTCATGCAGCCTCGCTATGCCACTGTTAACCCAGCCGCTAACGCTGCGTTGATCGAAGGCATGAAAGGTCTGTTCAACCCTGTGTCGGCTATCTCGAAGCAGTTCAAGAACGGCATGTTTGGTGAAGGCATCCTCGGCTACGACGAGCTGAATATGTCTCAGTCAATCAAGCAGTTCACGACTGGCTCGCGCGCTGGCACCGTTACGGTTAGCACGACCGTTACCGCTGAAGGCTCAACCAGCATCGTTCTGACTGGTCTTAGCACCACGACGATCAAAGCTGGCGACGTTTTCACCATCGGTAGCGTCTTCGCTGTTAACCCGCAGACCCGTGAGTCAACCGGCTCGCTGTATCAGTTCGTGGCTCTTGCTGACGTTACGGCGTCAACAACCGCTACGGTCACTGTTCCTGCGATGTATTCGGCTTCTCAGGCTCTCGCTACGATTGATGCTCTGCCGGTTTCCGGCGCGGCTGTCACGTTCCTCGGCGCTGCTTCAACGCAGTATCCACAGAACTTGATCTATCACCGTGACGCGATCAGCTTCGCCACCGCCGACCTTCTGCTTCCGCAGGGTGTCGATATGGCAAGCCGTCAGGTTCACAATGGCATCAGCTTACGCGTTGTTCGTCAGTACGACATCAACAACGACCGTCTGCCTTGCCGTATTGACGTGCTCTATGGCTACAGCGTGATTCGTCCGCAGATGGCCGTTCGCCTTTGGGGCTAAAGCTAAAAGGGGGCTAAAGCCCCCTTATCACCTTTTCTTTGGAGTTTAACCCATGACAACTACTCAGAACGCGGCTTATCCGCTTGAGACGTTTGGCCCTTACGGCGCTATTCCGCAGGGCACTGGCGGCTATCAATTTTCGGCAGGTGATCGCGGCGAACCATTGCTCCGCGCACAGGCAGCTTCGGCTGATCTGACCGGCGCAACTGTTACGATTACGGCGGCTAATCTTTCCGCTGGTATTGTGACGATTGATTCCGGCGGAACAGACGCTGGCACCTACACGTTCCCAACAGGCACGTTGATCGACGCCGCTTTCCCAAGCGTCGCTGTCAACACTAGCTTTGACGTTAGCTTTATTAACATTGGCGACAATGCTTCTAACGACGTGACGTTTGGCGCTGGCACGGGCAATACCATTGTAGGCAGCGCGGTTCTTATTGACGGTGCTACGACGACCAATCCGTCATCGGCTATCTTCCGTTTCCGTAAAACCGGCACGGCTGCATACTCGATCTACCGCATCGCATAACTAGGGTGGGCGCAAGCCCACTCTTTTTTAGAGGACATCTCCATGCCAAACACCAAAGCAGTTGGTGTTGCTTTTTCTGATCCTGAACTCGTAGCTGGCACAACCATTACGGGCGCAACGATCACTGGAGCGACGCTGGACTCTACAACCAAAGTTCTCTCTAATATCTACACTGGCTATTCTGAGAGTCAGCAAGGCGCGACGATTGCGGTTACTACCGGCGGAACCAACGATGTTTTCCTCATCGTGGCCTCTGCGGGTGTTCTTACTTCGGCGCTCTTTTCTGGCACCGATACGTTAGCGGCTAATGATACGAACTACATCACGTTCAGCATTACCAATCTTGGTCAGGCTGGATCTGGTTCAGCGGCTATGTTGGCGGCTACTGACGCTAACACGACCAAAGCAACGGGCGGCACAGCTATCACAGCTAATGCCAAGCGCTCTTTGACGCTCAACGGCACCGCAGCCAATCTGGTTGTTGCTGATGGTGATCGTTTGCGTATCCGCGCTACGGTTTCTGGAACGCTTGCTAACACCGTTACATTCCCTGTTTATAATCTGGAATTTTCGGTATCTTAATATATAGCGGCCTACGGGCCGCTGTATTTCTTTAGAAAGTAACCAATGGCTGTTATTTATTTGAAACACCCCGAACATGGGGTTAAAGTGGCGTGTCTCGACCTAGAGGCCGAAGCCGACGAAGAGAACGGCTGGATAAGGTTCGACCCAGATGACGACATACAGTGCCTTCGATCAGATATGCGGAGCGTTGAGGCTCCTCGGAGTGTTAGCCGAAGGCGAAACGCCCTCGTCAGAGACAGCGAATGACGCGCTTTATGCGCTGAATCAAATGATTGACAGTTGGGATACCGAGCGTTTGGCGGTGTTCTCAACTCAGGATCAAGTGTTCAACTGGCCGTCAGGCGAGAGCACACGTTCGTTAGGCCCGACCGGCGACTTTGTGGGTTTACGTCCTGTATTGCTGGACGACGCGACCTACTTCCGCGATCCACAGACTAACGTGTCTTACGGCATTAAATTTATCAATCAGCAACAGTATGACGGCATTGCGGTTAAGACCGTAACGTCTACTTACCCACAGGTCATATTCACCAATATGACCTATCCAAACATTGATATGGTCATCTATCCAGTTCCTTTAAGACTGTTAGAATGGCATTTCATTTCAGTAGAAAAGCTGTCGCAGCCTGCTAATCTAGCAACGGCGATCCTTTTCCCGCCTGGGTATTTGCGGGCGTTCCGATACAATCTGGCTTGCGAGTTGGCTCCTGAGTTTGGCGTCGAGCCATCGCCTACGGTCAGTCGGATCGCCATGTATAGCAAGCGCAATCTGAAGCGCATCAATAACCCTGACGACATCATGGCTCTGCCTTACAGCATCGTCGGCACACGTCAGCGCTATAACATCTATGCGGGCAACTACTGATGGTCGCAACGCCTATCCTTGGCTCTAGTTATGTCACCCGCAGTCCAAATGCGGCTGACAATAGAATGATTAATCTTTTTCCCGAAGTTGTGCCTGAAGGCGGTAAGCAGGCTGCGTGGCTACAACGAGCACCTGGGCTGCGCTTTCTTCAGACATTAGGCCAAGGGCCGGTTCGAGGGCTTTGGACGTTTACAAGCGACCGCATTGATCCACAAGCAGGTGAATCGGCCAAAGTTGCCTATGGCTACGCAGTATCCGCAACTAAGCTCTATCGTATTGATTCTAATTGGGATTATACAGAGTTAGGCACAATCGAAGGTGCCGATCAAGTTACAATGACCGACAATGGCAGGCAGATGTTTATCGCTGCCGGAACAAACGGATATATTTATAATAGCACTTATCAAGAGCTTGCGTTTAATACAACAAACGGCGTTACGACTGTATGGAATGGTGATGTAACTTACGTTTATCCAGGCCAGCCTGTGTCAGGCACCGGCATCCCTACAAGCGCAACAGTCTCTAGCGTAGTCTACGATACGACAACAACTACGTTTAATACGACTAACGCAAGCACGACGGTATCGGGCGGTAGCACAACTAATATTAATGTTGGTCAACCTGTATCAGGCACAGGTATTCCGGCAGGCGCGCGAGTCGCCAGCATTACGAATACAACGACGTTTGTATTGTCGGCGGCTGCTACTGCCACCAATACTGGCGTTACACTGACATTTTCACCTTTCTTTATCCTATCGGCAGCGGCTACGGCGACTAACACAGGCACCACGCTGACGTTCACGCCTTTCCTGACGCAGCTCACATCACCTTTCGCAGGTGCGGTCGGCTGTGGCTTTCTTGATGGTTGGTTTGTATTCAATCAACCAGATAGTCAGATTTTCTGGGTTATGGACTCAACAGGAACGACAGTTGACCCGCTTTATTTTGCCAGCGCTGAAGGCTCGCCTGACAATCTTGTCACGCTAATCGTTGATCACCGCGAAGTCTGGCTATTTGGCACCAACTCAGTCGAAGTCTGGTATGACGCCGGTCTGCCCGATTTTCCGTTAGCGCGTATTCAAGGCGCGTTTAACGAAATCGGATGTCTTGCAGCTTACTCAGTCGCCAAGCTCGACAATGGTCTATTCTGGCTCGGCGCTGACGCGCGCGGTAATGGTATTGTCTACCGTTCAAAAGGCTACTCAGGCGAGCGTGTTTCAACCCATGCGGTCGAATGGCAGATTCAACAATACGCGACGTTATCTGACGCTGTGGGGTATACATATCAACAGGACGGCCATAGCTTCTACGTTTTGAACTTCCCCAACGCTAACACGACATGGGTCTATGACGTGGCGACGGGCGCGTGGCACGAACGCGCGGCTTGGATAAACAATCAGTTTACCCGCACACGCGGCGTTTGCCAGATGAACTTTAACAATGAAATTGTTATCGGCGACTACCGCACGGGTGACATTCTTGCTTATGATCCGGCTGTTTATTCGGAAGCAGGATCTACACAGAAATGGTTACGTTCATGGCGTGCTCTGCCTACCGGCCAGAACGATCTAAACCGCTCGACGCAACATAGTCTTCAGCTTGACTGTCAAGCTGGCGTAGGTCTTTCGGGTTACAGCCAAGAGGAAGTCAATGATATTATTTATATTTATGATCGCGCACATGATTTTATTCTTGACCGCGCTGGATCTCCCTTATTGATACGTGACTACGCTCAATATAACATAACGATTGGCGCTGACCCGCAAGTTATGCTGCGCTGGTCTGACGATGGCGGACACACTTGGTCTAACGAGCACTGGAAATCTATGGGTCAGATCGGTCAGACAGGCTACCGCACGATCTGGCGGCGGCTTGGCATGACGATGAAACTCCGCGATAGAGTCTATGAAATATCAGGCACTGATCCTGTTCAGATCGCCATTATGGGAGCTGAACTGCATGTGAGCCCGACCAATGCCTAATCTGGTCGATAACAACACACAGATCCCCGCAGCTCGCGTCAAGATGAACGATGACGCTACGGGATTCGTTAACCGCCCGTGGTATCGTTGGTTCTTTAATACTTATCAAGCGCTCGAAGCAGGACGACGATATGGGTCATTTTATAGCACAACGACGTTTACGCCCGCTGCCATAAACACGGCGTATGCGTTAACGTTCAATAACACATATACACGCGCTGATGGGTCTGATCTAACATATGGCGTTTATATCGGCACGCCCGCCTCGCGTATTTATGTAGACAACACAGCCACATATAATTTTCAGTTTTCCGCGCAAATACATAATACGGCAGGCGGCACTAAGCGCGTTTATATATGGCCTCGAATAAACGGTATCAATGTAGATGATTCGGCGACAGAAGTGACATTAACCGGCGGATCTAACGACGCGATTGTCGCCGCATGGAATTTCGTGCTAAACCTTCAGACAGGCGATTATTTTGAGCTGGTTTATTCCTCTAGCA